GATGGCTAATGCCACAAAGTTGTTCAAGGAGAGGCCCATGGTAGGGTCTGAGCAAGAGAAGATCATCGGAAAACCGCTCTCTTGGGCGGGAAATTGGCGGACATCCTACCCCAAGGATTGCGTGTTCATGGTGGGAGTGGAGAGCAAGCTGGTCCGGGGGTTTGTCTCGGATCGGATGGGGCTTGTCAAGAGGGGAATGTACGTGGCTCCCCACATTCCAGGGTTGACCACGGCTGAGGAGGAGGTGGTCCCGGTGAGGTTCAAGACGGTGTGCTCCATATTTAGAGGCATGGCTTTGGCCAGATCTAGGACGGTGAGGATGGCCGATTAAGGTTATAGTAACTCGTACTTTGGATATAACGAGATTTTGACCTATTTTATCAGGAGGTTGTGATGGCGAAAAAAGGGGGTCCAGTGAGGGCCGGTGTTTTGCGGGGGTCTTTGGTGAAGGCCGGGGTGATCAAGAGCAACGCTCAGGTCACGAAATCCAAGGGGTTGATCGGGAATACGTCCACTTATGCCCGGTTTGCGGAGGCCGGGAAGGCGTTTGGTAAGGGTATGAGTGCCGTGGGCTTCACCGTGAAGGAGTTGGAGGAGGCGTTTCGGAGGATGAACGGGGTGTTGACGCCGGAGGGAACCGTGTGGGAGCGTGGAGCGGAGTATCACATTAAGAAGCTCATCAGCGTGGTGATGGATCTGGACGTAGATCCGAAAGCCAAGATCGAATCGGTACAGAAGGCCGTCGAATTCGGACTCATCTCCCCTTCCGGCGTGGAGGTCTTGATGGAGAGGGTGGAGAAGCTCCATCCCAAAGCAGTGGTGAAGGATCTTGGAGCCTCTCATGAGACGGCGGCGGAGTTGCTCAGGTCAGGGATCATCACGCCCAATGAAGCCCGTAAGATGCTTGGCTTGGGAGCGCCCCATACCTCCGTACACACCGTCCCGGCGGCGGCTGACATGCTCCTTGACATCAAGCCTCTCAAGGGAGGGTTTGACCCTGCCATGATGGTCAATCCGGAGCAGTTTCGGACCGCATGGGACCGTGACGGCAACCTCTTGGGGGTGATGCCCCTGGACGCCAAGGGAGCGGTGAGGTTGGCCAACGCTAAGGTGAAGGCTCCTGATCCTGGAGGGGTACGGAGGGCTTATGCCAGCGTTATCAATAGGTTAAGACGCGCACATATGTGCAACTGATTTTTGATGCACATATGTGCCTAAAAATAGGATGCACACGTGTGCATTTTTAGCTGATTGCACACGTGTGCAATGGATTTGGAGGGTGAATGGCTGAGGCGGATGCCATTTTTGACGGGCTGACACCGGAGGAGCAAGCCGTGGTGGTCCAGATTGCCACGGAGATGGAGGATGAGGGTCGTTCCGTGACTCTGGAGGCCATGTTGGGCATGGAGTATGACTACTTCCTACCTGATATGGAGACCTTCCTCACGGATGACTACTATATGGGACAGACTGGCCGGAGCCTCTACCCCAAGCTCCTGGATGACCTCATTGAAATCTTTGAGGGAGGCCCGTACATCGAAATCCACCTCACCGGAGGCATTGGGTGGGGTAAATCCACGGTGGCGGAGTTCATAATGGCCCGGATGATAGCCGAATGTTGGGTCCACAAAGACCCGGCGGCTGCTTTTGGACTCATGCCGGGGTCAACCATCTCGTTCGTGAACATCTCAGTGAGTGAATCTCAGGCCCGGAGGGTCATTTTCAAGGGCCTCTACCAAAAAGTGGCCAGATCGCCGTTTTTCAAGGAGCATTGCCGGTCAGACCCCCGAGTGGTGACGGAATTGCGCTTCCCCAAGGAGCTTTGGATGGCCCCGGTGGCCTCTACGGACAGTTCAGTGCTCGGATTGGACCTTTGGGGAGGGATTATGGATGAGTGCGTGACTGGAGACTCCCTGATTTTGATGGGGGATGGTACGCAAAAACGGGCTGACGCCGTGAGGACCGGTGAATTGGTCCAGTCGGTGGATTTTAAGTCCGGAAGGTCCGTGAGCGGGGAGGTGGAGGTTCGTAAGTCTACGGTTCAGGAGTGTGTGGAGCTTGAGCTTGACAACGGGAGCGTTCTCAGGGGATCGTTGGACCATCCCATACTTGTGGTTCGTGATGGGAAGTTGACTTTTGAATTATTGGGCGCTATCATTGATGAGAGTGTGGTAGTATTAAAGGAGGCGTTCAATGAACAAGTCGGAGAAGATATCCAGAGCTATGAAAGCAAAGTGGGCGGACCCGGAATACCGGGAGAAGATGTCCAAGATGCGCCGGGAACGGAAAGACCTTGTGGCGATATCCAAGGAGAACCTTCCCAAAACCGGGAGGGGGGAGGACAACCCCTTTTATGGCCGGAACCATTCTCCCGAAGCCAAGAAAAAGGTGGGGGATGCCAACCGTGGGCGCAAGGCGTCCAAGGAAACCCGTGCCAAGATGAGTGCGGCTCGCAAGGGGAAGCCTTGCCATACGGAGGAGTTCAAGGAGAGACTCAGGGAGAGAAATCGGACACGTGTTTTTCGGCATACCCCGGAATCAAGGGCCAAGATATCAAAATCGAGCGCATGGGCCTTGAGGAAGGGAGATTTTCGTTACTTGGGCAAGGCGGAGACAGTGAAAGGCGGAGTTGTGGGGTTTCGGAGCCTCTACGAGTTGCGGGCGCTGGAGCTTTTGGAGGAGTTGCTCGTGGTTCAGTCATTCAATTACGAGAGCATTTCCGTTCATTATCGTTGGGATGGGGTGGACCGTCACACCGTCCCGGATTTTGTGGCTCAAATGGGAGACAAGACCGTGGTGATCGAGGTAAAGCCCCTTGGCTACACCTATGCGAAGAAAGAAAAAGCAAAGTTGGCCGCTGTAATAGCGTATTGTCAGGCTCACGGGATGGAGTTTCAGGTCTGGACCGAAGATATACTTTGGCCCGCGTCAAATCCAAGAGGTTCTTGGGTGCCTTACCTACCTTTAGCCTATGTGTCAGACCTTGGCAAGTCTTTATTGCGAATGGAGTAGTCACTCATAACACCAATTTCATGACCGTCGTGGAGAAGTCCAAGGCCGCTGGAAGGGGAAATAAGCGGTTTGATCTTGCGGAGAGCGTCTACTACTCCATCCAGAGGAGGATGAAATCGAGGTTCATGGACGCCGGGACCATCCCCGGTAAGCTGGTGATTGTCTCCTCCAAGAACTACCCGGACACCTTCATGGAAAGGAGGATCAAAGAGGTCCGTGACACCGGTGAGGAGGGGGTTTTCATCCGAGACTATGCCACTTGGGAGCCAAAACGGTCCGGAACGTACTCAGGGGTCACTTTTCCGGTTGAGGCCGGTAGTATTTCCCACACCTCCCGGATTTTGGATGAGGAACAGGCTAAAAATTCGGTGGGCACGATTGTATGGGTGCCAGAGGAGTTCCGAAAGGACTTTGAGAGGGACATTGATCAGGCCGTGAGGGACTTGGCTGGCATCGCCACGGCCACCATCAACCCCTATTTCAAGGATTTTCGGAGGGTTTTCAACTCCATTGATGACCGAATCCACCCATTCACGGCTGAGGCTACCAATCTCCTGGACGGGGCCGACTTTATCAAGGCCGCTCTCGTGGAGCAGGAACAGCGGACCTTAAAATTCAAGCCCCGTTTGTTTCCAGAGGCTCCAAGGTGGGTCCACGTAGACCCGTCCGTCTCGGGGGACGCCACCGGCATTGCCATGGGGCATGTGGCTGGCCTCATCGAGATCGACAAGAGGGATGATGACACGGAGGAGTGGAAAAAAGAGGACGCTCCCCTCATTTGCATTGACTTTATGCTCAGGGTGGTGCCTCCTCCCGGCGGGGAGATCAGATTTGGGAGTGTACGCCAACTGGTGTATAATCTTACTGAGATGGGGTTCAACATACGTGGAGTATCCTATGACTCCTACCAGAGCCGGGAATCCCTCCAGCATTATCGGGAACGCGGTTACCAAGCGGAGCAGTTTTCCGTGGAGAAGGAGGACGCCTACAAGCTCCTCAAGGATGCGTTTTATGAAGGGCGGATCAAGTTTTACAAATACGCTCCGGTCCTCAAGGAATTGCGGCAACTTGAGCACGATGGCAAAACCGGGAAGGTGGATCATCCTCCTGGAGGCTCCAAGGACGTTGCGGACGCCCTTTGCGGCGTTGTGGTGGGCCTCATGAGGGTAATGCAAGTCTCAAGCAAGGTAAAATACGGGGTTCAGGTGTTCTAATGCCTACATGGGAGGAAGCGGTAAAAGCACGGAACTTGGCTCAACGTCTGAAGGCCAAGCAACAAGAGGATGCCACAAAGGAGGCCGACTCTCGCAAGTGCGGGAACTGTGGCAAACCCGTGAAAGCGGCTGACTCTTTTTGTTGGAATTGTGCCCACCCTTTGGAGGGTGACTGGATCAAGACGTGTAAAATATGTAAACGCCTTTTCAAGACCGTCAAGCCCAAGGAGCGGGACACGTGCAACCGGTGTGAGGGTAAGATGCGGAGAGAACAAGACGTGCCGGGGTTATTCCGGTATTAGGAGGACGCTATGGGACAGACTGGAAATCGAGGGACCAAAACTCGTAGAGGCTCTCGTGGAGCTAAAAAGACCGGAAAGCCACTTGAGAGGGTGGTAAACGCTGAGGAAGGAGTGGTGGTCAAGGTCTTGGAGTTCGGCGGAGATACTCCAGCCCGTGGATCCTCAAAACAGCTACTCCCGGACCTCTTTGAATCGGTGGTCCAGGAAGGGGAGGTGATCCGGCCTCTCTACGATCCCCTCCTTTGGGCCATGCTCCTGGAGCAAAACGTCCGCTTGAACCGGTGCATTGGGGCCATGGCTCTCAATACCGTTGGTTTGGGCTTTGAATTGGCTCCTCTCCGGGAAACCAAAGAGTTCAATGAGGAGAACGCCAAGAACATCGAGGATGAGAGGGCACGGTTGATGCCCTTGTTCAAGTACCCCAACCCCGAATACTCCTTTGAGGAGATGATGCAGTGGATCAAGACCGATGAGGAGGCTGAGGGGCAGTCCTACATGGAGGTTACCAGAGACGGGAAGGGGGAGATTGACGGGATGTACCATGCTCCCGGCCACACCATCCGCGTCATGGCCAAAGGAGAGGGCTTCCTCCAGATGAGGACGGGCATTGGGTCCGAATCATTCCTATTCTCTCCCGGAAAAACGTCCAAGGACTCCGTGGAGAAGGTCTATTTCAAGAATTTCGGGGACAAAAGGCTCATGGACAAGAACAATGGGGAGTTTGGTGAGGTGGTTCCACGGGAGGATCAGGCCAACGAGCTTATCATGTTCAAAATCTACTCTCCCCGGTCCTCCTACTACGGAGTGCCCCGTTTCGTGGCGGCTGCTCCGGCCATATCCGGTAACCGCCTAGCACAGTTGAGAAATGTGGCCTTCTTTGAGAACGACGCCACCCCGAGACTGGCCGTTATCGTGTCCGGAGGGACGCTAGATTCCGGGTCCGTGAAGATGATCCAAAATTTCATCGAAGCCAAGGGCAAGGGAGTGGCCAATTACGGACGGGTCATGGTCCTTCAGCCTGAAGCCAAGGAGGCCGTTCCAGGAGCGGAGGTAGGCAACGCCAAGATTGACCTCATGCCGCTCACCGTGGGGGTCACTGAGGACGCTTCCTTCACCCGTTACCTCATGCTCAACGATGAGATCATAAGGGAGGCGTTCGGCATCGGCAAGATTTTCTTGGGGACAGCGGATGACGTGAACCGGGCGTGTTATTCGGAGGATACTGAGACGCTTACCAAGGGCGGCTGGAAAAAGTTTGAGGAGTTGACGGGAGATGAGGAGGTGCTTGCCGTAGACCCTAAAACTGGAAAGGGGGAGTACCTTCGGCCCGACAAACTTTGTGTTTACCCCTACCAAGGGAAAATGGTGGAGGTGGAAAATAGGGGAACGTCCTTTAAGGTGACCCCCGACCATAAGGTATTATTTAGGTCCGGAACTGATGACCGGAATGGGTGGGTACAAGGAGAGGCTCAAGAGATGGCAAAATACTCTCGCTTTAGGGTGAGAGTATCCCCTGAATTCCGGGACAATGACGTTGATCAAGCGTTTTTCTTGCTCCCTGGAGTGGAAGTGAGGCACGGAGCCAACGACGCATCTCGTGAACGGAATAAGGGACCGTGGAAAATACCTACGGAGGCGTGGAGCAAGTTTATAGGGTATTTTGTGACGGAAGGCTTCCTTGGGGACGTGGAAAAGACGGGGCGGTATGTTGTTGGATTATCTCAAAATGAGCGCATTTATCCAGACAAGGTGCGAGATATCAGGGAATTTCTAGACGAATTTCCGTTGGCTTTTTCGGAGTCCTCTTATGATGACGGGATGGTGAGGTGGACCATCTCGTGGAAGGCGCTTTGGATCTATTTGGAGGCAAATTGTGGTCGTGGGGCGGAAAATAAACACCTTCCTCCTACTTTTAGGGGGTGGGGAAACCCCTCTCTTGAACGCCTTTTTTGGGCCATGGTAGATGGTGATGGCCATGTTTATCAAACAAAGGGTAAGGTGTCTGGATATTACTATTCCATATCGGGCAAATTGGTTGATGACTTTCAAGAGCTTTGCGTGTTGACTGGTAGACGGGGACAGGTTTGCTCCCTTCAAGATCCGCGTCCTAATCGCAAGCCGGGCTTCAAGGTGCATTGGGCTGAACGTGACAAAATTTCCGTCTATCAAGATTCTTGCATTGAGGTTGATTATGACGGCAAGGTGTATTGTTTCGCGCTCCCCAAGCATCACTTTTATGTGACACGACGGAACGGAAAGTTGGCAGTTCAAGGGAACACGGCGTTCACCATGAAGCAAATTACGATGGAGCAAGTCTTTGAGCCGGAGATCAAACGCTACGAGCATCGTCTCAACATCACCATCATGCGGGATCTTGGAGCCAAGTACACGAAGCTCCGGTTCAAGCGTCCCCGGATGACCGACGTGACTCAAGAGGCTCTGGCCTATGCCACGCTGGCGGCGGCTGGAGGCGTGACCCCCAATGACATCCGTGAACTTCTTGGCTTTGATGACTTTGCCGCTGATTGGGCCAACACCCCAATTTCAGTTCTCAAGATGGGTTACACGGAGGGTGACGTGGAGCAACCGCCCAACGTAGAGGAGGAGCCGGGGGCTGGCCGTCCTCCGGCGGGTCCAAAAACGGATGATCCTGAAGGGGACAGGAAACGAATTGAGAAGCTCTACGGGGAGGCTACCGGCTACCGTGGGGGACTTAATGTGATCGCTGATGGAGACCCTTTGGAGGTGTTGAAAACTCTCCGCAATATTGCGATAGAGGGGTGACTTGACAAACCCCTTGGAATGTGTTTTTATAGGTAGTGTAAAAGAGGACCACAATATTTGGTGGTTACAAACAAGGAGGAAAAGTTATGCCCAAGAATACCGCAGGATTGACCGGACCCATCGGTGGAACCGCGAAGCGTACCGGTTCCGTCATCGACACTGGCAAGCAAAACAATGACGCCATGGCGTCGCCAGATTCCAAATCGAGCAACAAAACGCCGAACCTCACCGCCCGCAAGCAGAGCCGCATGGGCGGGTAGCAGGGCCATAGACGAATGAGCCGGGGAAATGATAACCGTCTCCGGCAAGCCTCTGACAAAGTAAGATCGGAGGTCAAGCCGGGCTTCTACGGAGAAGTAGCCGTCCGGTTTAAGGTACAAGACGGTGTGATCCAAAGTGGTCAGGTTGAAAAATCCACAAGGGCGGACCGCATGGGCCGTACCATGATCGTGGAAAAGACCAAACTGGATTGATAATTAGTCGGTATTAGCCGAAGCAAATGTATTGCGGCGAGCCGCTAAGGGGACAACTGCCCCCTTGGCGGCTTTTCTTTTGGAGGTAAGGATGGCGGAACTTGATAAGACCTTTGAATTCGGCTTGACCGTTTCAAAGGCAAGACGTGATGAGAATGGGCGGATGATCGTGACGGGTTACGCCTCTGACACCCTCAAGGACAGCCACAAGGAAAAGTTTGACGCTCATGCCATGAAGGGGATGCTTGACGCCGTTCGGCGCGGAGTGCCCTTGATGACCTCTCACAAAGACTCATTCGGTTTCGGGGAATCCATTGATGGACGTGTCCTCCCGGTGGAGGAAGGTGATCTTGGCCTTGAGGTAGACTTTTTTCTCAAGGAGGAGTACCCACAATCCAAAGAACTCTTTGATGAGGTGGAAACCGGAGACTGCAAAAAGCAACTCTCCGTTGGCGGCAAGCTCCGAATGGAGAATCCCCGTTGTGCCTTCATGCTCCGGGACGGAACCAAGGTGCTCCATGATTTCGAGCTTGACCACTTTTGCACCACCCGTCCCAAGAAGGCGGCAAACAACCGGACCCATTTTAAGACGGCCATCTTCAAGTCCTTGGAGGATAGTGGGATGACTGAGGAGGTCTGGAAATCGGTGGAGATTGATGACGCCGAAGCGGCCACTATCGCAAGGGAGAACGGGGACATCGAAAAGTTTTTCATGATGATGCCCGGCTCCATGGAAGGCCGTCCCCGCCAAGACGTGGATCGGGATGATGATATCCTGGAGGGCAAGGACCGCTCCTTTGATGACCTCCCCTCCTTCAAGGATATGAGTGACCACGGCTTCAACTCCTACCAAGTTCCCCTCTATTGGGAAGGACATCCGGTGGTGACGGCGCTCCGTGACGTGAAGCAGGGGCGGAACAAGGTGGTCAAGCAACTCGGGCGCTATCCCCTAGAGGACGTGTCCGAGATGATGAAGCGTTCCGGGGTCAAGAATCCTGGGGCTGTTGCCGATGAGGGAGGCAAGGTTGGACTCTTTGCCGCTTACACCGGAGCGGAGAATCTCGATGACCGGGCCGTGGGCAAAGACCCCACCGGGACCAGAGCCGTCCGCTACTACCGGGTGTTCCCCTCTCAGGTCAACAATGAGGGAGACTCGGAGTTTGATGACATCGGAAGGCTCCAGGGAGGCGGGTTCCTTTTCGCCAAGGAAGGACGGATGCTACCCGGAGAGGATGGCTACTCCCCGTTTTGGAGAGTTCCCACCATGACGGAAGCTCAGTTGCTCATCCCGGACTCCGTGGCCAAGCTGGCGGAGACATCCAAGAACATAGAGGTGGACGCGGAGGTGGAAAAGAGCATCGAGTTGAAGCGTATCTCCTTGATGCCTCTCGGACTCCGCAAAATCAAGATTCGGACCAAACCGACTGACAACCACTCCCATGAACTGAGGATTTTCCTCAACTCCGGGAGCAAGGTGGTGGATGGGTACACGGTGGATGGCGGGAGCGAGTTCGGCCACGGACGGCGGGCACAGTCTCCTCAGCCAGTGCAAGGTGACACGGAGACGTTCCGGTTGCGGCACGATCACGTTCACACAATCGTAAGGCAGGGAGGCAAGATGGTCCTCAGTGAGGCTCTTGGCCACACCCATGCTTTTGAATTGCCCGAGATGGCAAAGGAGGTAGGGGATATGGCGTTCAAGGAAAGCGTAAGGCAAAGGGCCGTGGCTGATGGAGGCTATTTTGCCGTTGGAGAGAAGGGATCCGGAGCGGAGGTTTATGAGGAGGCTCCCAAGACCTCTGATCTCACGCAGACCGGTCAGAGTTCATACGCCCTTCTCTTGACCCACGACGGCGGACAGCACGTTCGCCAACTCGGCAAGATCTCCAAGATGGAAGCCCACCGGGCGGCGGTTGGAGCGGCCCGTCCCGGAGCCGGAAAAATCATGGTGGGCCGATCCGTTGGCCGGTTGGGGAAGCGCAACCTCTACCGGGCCTTGACCGAATTCCAGGACGGTAGCGCGGAAGCCGATAAGGTGGTGGCCTACAAGGGCTATCCGCTGGCGGACACCCGTGCGTGGAGCTTCTCCTCCGGGGAAGGCAAGGCCATCCTGGAGAATTTTGGCGGAGAGGAATCGGACCGGGCGTGGAAGGCATACGAAAACGCCCACGGTTGGGTCAATCCCGAAGCCGGAGACAACAACCCTCCCCGTGTCAGGGGAGCCTACTCCCTTCCCCACCACAAGTTGGCGGACGGGGAGATGAAAACCTTTCCCGGCGGAGTGATCGCGGCCACGGCGGCAATCAACGGGGCAAGGGGCGGAGTTACCAAAATCCCTCCGGGAGAGCGGAGAGGGGTCTACAACCATTTGGCGCGGCACTATCGCCAGATGAACATGACTCCTCCCCCGTTCCGTGGGGTTAAGGAGGAAGGCAAGGAAATTCCGGTAGGATTCGTGGATGAAGCATACGTCACGGAGATGACCGAATTCCACAAAGAGCAGGGAGTGGACGTGAGTTGGCTCCTTGAGTATTTCAAAGACGAACCAAAAAAGGATGAGGAGGTAAACAAGATGGGCGGAGAACAAGAGGAAAAGAAAACGGAGACCTCTACTCCGGAGGAAGCGGAGACCAAACCGGCGGATGCCCCCACGGACGGCAAAGAGGATGCCCCCAAAGAGGAGACCGCCAAGCCGGACGGCAAGGAGGAGGCCAGTGGTATCGCTGCCCGTCTTGGAAAAGCCGTCCTTGAAGGACTCGGCCTGAAGAAACCGGCCAACCCCAAGGTGGAGCGCACGGTATCGCTCATCGAATCAGCCAAGGAGACCTTGGCCGGCGTCGATTTGAGCGGAGACGATGCGGCCCCCTTGATCGGCCAGTTCGCGGCCCTCACTGAGACAGTGAAAGCCGCCGTGGAAGCCGGGAAAATCGACCTCGATGAGTTGCCGTCCAAGGACGCCAAGATCATCGAAGCGTTCCTCAGCGCCGGGACTCTCCCCAAAGTGGAGACCCCTTCGGAGGAGGAAAAAGAGGAAGCCCCCAAGGTGGAAACTCCCCCGGTGGAAGCTCCCAAGGAGGAAGGAGTGGACTATGACAAGCTGGCCGACGCGCTTGGCAAAAAGTTCAAACTCGTTCCCAAGGATGAAGCTCCCGAGGAGGAGGCCCCCAAAGAGGAAGGCGGAGAAGATCCTCCGGCTGACCCTCCCGCCGATGACGCTCCCACCGATGGTGGAGACGCTCCGGAGGAAAAAGGGGACAAAGAGAAATCAGACGACCCGGAAGGCACGGTGGAGAAGGACAGTGACAAGCTGGACCAGATCCTTTCCACGCTCCAGGGCCTTGAGGGCCGTGTGGAGAAGGTGGAGAACGTCTCCGGAGTATCCAAGTCTCTTGGAGGTCAGGAGACCGAAACCACGCGCAAGAAGGGCATCTTCTCCGGCGTGATCCCTCACGTGGACAAGGCCCGTGCCATCGCGGCGTCCAAGAAAACCCAGGGCTAAACTAGCCCCTTAACGAATTTTTCAGGAGGTAAGGAAAATGAGCGGAGCGAATGAAGCGTTGATTGAAAAAACCCTTGAGAGTGGGGACTTTTTTGCCGGTGGGCAGATCAATCCCACTCAACAGGCGGAATTTGTCCGTCTGGTCAAGGACTTCTCGGTAATGTTGAGCATGGTCCGGTTCGTGGACATGCCCACCAAGCGTTACCTCATCGACAAGATCCATCTCGGTGAACCCATCACCCGTGGCATTGCGGAGAACACCAATGCCATGACCAATCTGGCGCAGCCCAAAATGAACCAGATTGAGTTGACCACCGAAAAAATCAAAACGGCCTACGCCATCACCACGGAGGCTCTCCAGGTCGCCCTCACCCAGGAGGACTTGGAGGACACGGTGCTGGAACTGGTGACCAAACGGTACTCCACCGACGTGGAAATCTTGGCCATCAGCGGCGACGACTCCATCACGGCCACCGATCCCATGTCCGAACTCCGCAAGGTGCTGGACGGTTGGGACAAACTCACCGACGACGCCCAAATCGTGGACGCCGGTGCGGCCACCATCTCCAAGAGCATCTTCACGGACATGCTCCGCAAGATGCCCCAACAGTTCCTCCAGGATCCGGACCTCCGGTGGCTCGTT